AAAAGCTGCAAGACCTCTTGAATGCTCTGATATATAACGAAAACAAGCTTGCGACCAAACAAGCTAAGCATCTTAACAATTTAATAAGCGACCAAACCCATACAATTGTAAATAGACGCTGTAAAACAAACGCTTGACATTAATATCAGATAACATAATATCAGATGACTAATATCAGATAACATAATATCAGACAATAAAATATCAGACGTTTTTTGTCGAGGTATGACACCCCGTATGATTATTATATCACAATATGTGTTATTTTGTCAAGTGCTAATTGAATTTAAATGCTACTATTTACAATTATTTAAAATTTGCTTTTTACGGTTTAATCCTCCAAATATAAACTTGACTTTGTTTAGCGGTTGCAAAGTAAAATAAAACCGCTGCCAACAGCCTTGGGCTGCAAATCAAACGTTTCACTACAATTTTATAGATTTATAGAAAGGAATAAAAACTATGGGAATTGACAGCATTACAAAAATATCGCTTTTAAGAAGTGGTAAAGCGACCGATACAGTGTATTTGGTGATGTTTTCAAACGGCGAAAGAGTGACTTACACAAAAAAACCACTCTCTCAAAATGTAAATGACTACATTACTATCTGCATCAAGTATGAAAAAGCAATAAAGAGCAGTGTACCGGTTATGTCAGGAATATTGGAAACGACAATATATGAACTGTAAGAGGTGAGATTTAATGACAAATATACAAGAATTGAAACGCATGTGTAAATCATGTGAGAATTGTAACGGCTGTCCGTTTTATTCAAATTGCAGCGGCTGTATAATATCTTTACCCGACAACGCTGACGAAATTGTTGAAAAATGGGTTAAAGAGCACCTGAAGAAGACTTATAGAGAAGACTTTTTAAAAAAGTTTCCGAATGCCCCGACAGACTCGTCGGGGTGCCCAAACGCTTGCTTACGAGACATTTACAAAGGTGCAGATTATAAGTGCAAAGACAACAGCTATTTATGCATCGACTGTTGGAATCAGACAATAAAGGAGGTCGCTGATGAGTGAAAACATAGTTGAATTTTTAAAAAAAGACGAAAACAAAGTCGAAGAAATCATAAAAAAATATCCGATAACAATCCCAATCACAGAGGTTGCAACGCTATTAGGTATGACACCAAAAACAGTCAGAGCAGCGATTGAGAGTGGTAATTTAGGCGGTATCACTTGGAGAACCCCCGGAGCATTAAATAAGGGGTTTAATATCCCAACATCGCCGTTTGTACGCTGGTATATGCAGATGCGTAACTAATCAGGCAAAAAAGAAAGAGGGGAGCAAAAGCCCCCCCACAAAGTAAAACTATGAAAACTAATTATTAACATTACAGCTATAGTATAGCACAAAAAGAAAGGAATGTCAAGCAATGGCAATAATTTTACAGATAACAGGGGCAGTAATAGGAATATCCTGCATAGCTTATGGATTTTTTGTAACCGTCAAAGATTGGATAGATGATGAAAGAGAACGCAACTTTGAAGAGCACGTTGATGAACTTATAGAAATGATAAAGGAGAAATAAGCAATGGATAAAAAACAGTGGACAGCAGTTATTAAAGCGTATATATGGAGCGTTGCAAGCTCCGCAACAGATTTTAATCCTGATGATATGGACATTTTATGTGATTTATTAGAGTTGAGAAAAAACACGCCGGGAACAGAAGAAAGAGTGAAAGCTATCAAAAAAACAGAATCTGAATATAATACAGAATATGAAAAAGTTTTAAAATCCAAAGGAGTGTGATTTGATATATGAGTACGGTAATAAAAGGAGTGGAAATCTTAAGCTTTAAGGAAGCGGTAGAGAGGCTTGGAGTCAGTAAAAATACTCTCTTGCATTGGGTGTGGAAAGGAGCTGTCGAGTATTACGAGATAGGCGATAACAATAAACTCCTCTTTGAGGGCGAGTATATAAACAGCCTTGCAGAAAAACTGAAAACGGCAAGCAGCAACAACTATTTAAGGAGCGTGAAAAAATGATACTTGCAGACCCGAAAACAAGAGAAGAATGGCTTGACTGCCGTAAAAAAGGCATAGGCGGTTCAGACGCTGCAAGTATACTCGGATTAAACAAATACAAGACCAATGTTGAATTATGGCGACAGAAAGCCTTGGACGAAAAGCCACCCGACATATCGGATAAGCCTGCTGTTTGGTATGGCAAACACGCAGAAGAACATATCAGAGCCTTGTATATGCTTGATAATCCGCTGAATGAATATAGTTATCACGAATTCAGAATGTATGCAAATGAAGAATATCCCTTTATTTATGCAACACTTGACGGTGGAATAACTGAAATAAACGGCAAAAAAGGGATTCTTGAAATCAAAACGACAACAATTCAGAATCAAAATCAATGGAAAGAATGGGACGAGCGTATTCCTGAAAACTATTACGTGCAGGTTTTACATCAGCTCCTTGCGACAGGTTGGGAATTTGTTGTACTTGCCGCATATATAAGATATTACCATAATGACGAATTAAGGGCATCTTACAGGACATACCGTATAAACCGCAAAGACGTTGAAGAAGAACTTGAATATCTTAAAAACAAAGAAATTGAGTTTTGGAAAAGCGTCACATCAAAGCAGGAACCACCGCTTATTTTACCCGAAATATAAGGAGTTAAAAAAATGGAATTTAAAATTACAACCGACCTTTCGAATGTGCCTGAAAAGATTGAATTCAACTTTGAGGAACTTAAAAGTGAAATATCTGAACGCTTGACGTATTACAAAAACCTTGTTGTAACAGAGGATAAAATCAAAGAAGCAAAATCAGACAAAGCAACACTCAATAAGTTAATCAAGGCTATTGACGAGAGAAGAAAAGAAATCAAAAAACAGATGCTTGCACCTTATGCCGATTTGGAATCAAAATGCAAGGAAATAACCGCATTGATACAAGCTCCTGTAATAGCCATAGACACGCAGTTAAAAGCCTTTGATGATAAACGTATTGAAGATAAATACAACGAAATAAAAACCGCATTCAAGGGATTTTGCACCGCTGATTATATCGATCTTGAAAAAATAATCAATCCGAAATGGAAAAATGCGACAGTAAAAACGACCGCCATAATTGATGAGCTGAAAACGGCTGTAACATCAATAATGGGTGATATGCAAAGCCTTGAAATGCAGTATGGAACAGAGCCGTATTTTATCGCAATAAAAAACACATTCTGTAAAAGATATGTTTTGGCAGATGCAATTGTATATGCTAATGACCTTGAAAAGCAGGAAAAAGAGCGTCAGGAGCTTTTGAAACGTCAGGAAGAACAGAAAAGACTTGCAGAAGAAAGCCTTAAGCAGGCAACGGAATCATACAAGCAACCTAAATCTGAACCAATAAACCAGACCGAACCGAAACCAAATTCCGTTATATACCACGGTAAATTTGAAGTATGGGGGACAAGAGAACAAATTATCTCAATGAGAGAATATCTCAAAAACAGCGGAATAAAATTTGCAACAATAAAATAAGGAGTGTAAAAAAATGGTAACAAACAGCATCACAGAAAAGAAAAAAACAGCTTTTTCAAAGATAATTGCTCTGCCGTCATATCAGGCAACAATAAAAAGCACTATTTCAGACCCTAAAAGATGTCAGAACTTCATCACATCGATAACAGCGGCGGTAACGAATAACCCGACACTTGCGAAATGCGAGCCAAACACAATAATAACAGCCGCATTGCTTGGAGAAAGCTTGAAGTTGTCACCAAGTCCACAGCTTGGACAGTTTTATCTTGTACCATTTGGCAATAAAGCACAGTTTATGATTGGATATAAAGGATTGATTCAGCTTGCAATACGTTCGGGGCAGTACAAAAAATTGAATGTTCTGCCTGTGAAACAAGGGGAACTTATCAAATATAATCCGTTTGATGAGGAAATAGAAGTAAGTCCGATTGAAGACCCTGATACAAGAGAAAATGTGCCGACAATAGGCTATTATGCAATGTTTGAATACATAAACGGATTCAAGAAGTCGCTCTACTGGAGCAGAGAGAAAATGGAAGCACACGCAAAGAAATATTCAAAGGCTTATAGTAGCTTCTGGGGAAAAGATTTTGATACTATGGCTTGTAAAACAATGCTCAGACAGCTTATAACCAAATGGGGAATTATATCGGTTGATATGCAGACGGCGATTGAAAATGAATCAGAAGCACAGGAAGAAGCACATCAGGAAGAAACAGATATGTTTGATATCCCTGCCGAAACGCAGACAGTCGAACCACAGGAAACATACGCAGACTTTGAAGAAATAATGGGAGGTAATCAGTAATGTCACTTAATAAATGGATAGGAATGGGCAGGCTCACTACTGACCCTGAAACAAGACAGACACAAGCAGGAATGCAAGTAGTAAAATTTACTGTTGCGATTGACAGAATACCCGATAAAAACGGCGAAAAAAAGGCGGATTTTGTATACTGTACAGCATTTAATAAAACTGCTGAAATAGTCAGCAGATATTTTGCAAAGGGTAAGATGATAGCAGTCGAGGGAAATTTGCAGAATAATAATTACACCGACCAGAACGGCGTGAAACATTACGGAATGCAAATATTAGTAAACAGCGTGAACTTTTGTGGTGACAGACAACAAGCCACTCAGCAAGCTCCACAACAGACATACAATCAGCCACCGCAAAACAACCCACAGCAATTTGTAAACAATGCACAGGGTGCAGGAGTGCCTTCGGGGCTTGATGATTTGGCAGGATTTGAAGAAATAATCAGCGATGGAGATGTTCCGTTTTAACAAATAAAAGTGGTTGTTGCAATTTTGGAAACAACCACTTGAAGAAAGGAAGTGATAAAATGGCAGATAAATTTACGTTTTTTGCAAGCTATTATGAAGCAATAGAAGAGCTTGACGATAAAACAAGGCTCAAAGTATATGATATGATATGCAGATATGCGTTATACGGCGAAATAATCGAGAGTGAAAACCCGATTGAAAAAAGCTTGTTTACAGTAATAAAGCCTGTTATTGATGCAGGTGAAAAAAGAGGGCGTGGCGGTGCTCCTGTTGGTAATCAGAATGCAAGAAAAACAACTAAAAAACAACCTAAAAACAACTCAAAAACAACTCAAAACAATGCAAAAACAACTATTGAAACAACAGTTGAAACAACTGAAACAAACAATATAAACATAAACAAAAACATAAACATAAACAAAAACAAGAATATAAACAGTAAGAGGGGCGGCTTCACACCGCCCACGCTCTCAGAAGTACAAGCCTATTGCAAAGAAAGAAACAACAACGTTAACGCAGAAACATTTGTTAATTTTTATCAGTCAAAAGACTGGTACGTAGGCAAGAACAAGATGAAAGACTGGAAAGCGGCGGTAAGAACGTGGGAAAACAAAAGCAGGCAGGAAAACAAACAGCAGGAGTCTGAATCAGATTCAGACCTTGACAAATACAGAATGCTTGTAAATCAGTTTTGAGAAGGGAGAATGGTATGCAATACTTATCGAAGTGTGTTGATTGTGGCGTAAAGGTGATAGGGACATACAAACGCAAGTATTGTGACAAATGTCTGAAAAGACATTTATCGAGCAATTTTAGACAACGCAGGGAAAAGCTTGAAGCAGAATTTAAGCCTTACAGCAAAAGATGCTTGATATGTGGAAGAAAATTTGACGTGCTTGATTATAATGCACAGTCACAAAAATATTGTGACTGTTGCAAAAACAAAACAAAATATTACCGGAAGAAAAGCGAAAAGCAAGCAAAAAAGCAGGATATAGGTGGGCTTGTAGCTGTTGCAGCAAGCATTGTTGGGAAAAGCTATGGGAACTTTGTTGCTGATAATTACAACAATCCTGACTTTGATGCTTATGTGCTGCAAATCATAAGAGAAAACAAACCAAATCTATTAAAAAAAGGCAAGGACAAAAATGAAATCCAGAATAAATGAAGACTGGGCAAAAAGCAGAATGAAAAAATTATGCACTGACTGCCAGAACAGAATGATAAAAAAACATACAGAAGAATATGAGCGTGCTATCAGAGAGGGCTTCGAGTGCGGTTTAGCGGTTGCAATGAAAAGTCAACAACTTTATCGGGGTTATGGTAAAAAACGCTTACAGAGGCTTGCAGAGGACGTGAACGACCTTGTAAACTTCAAACCGTTCGGAAAAGAGATTGATTTTAAATACATTGTAGACGAAATGAAAGAAAAGTACGGTGTTGACCTTGATAAAATTGACCTCGTTGTTGAGGTTAAACCGGCAGGAAAAGGAGAGTAGATGTTTTACTTTGAAGATTTTGACAACGTCACCCACGAAGAAATAAAAGCAATTATTTTTGAAATGATTGGCAATGCAAAAGAAGATATACATAAATGGGCAGAACAAAAGCAGGAAAATAAACGCTTGGTGTGGATAAAGGAAAATTTAAGCGAATCGCAAGGCAGGCTGAAAGCTCTTACGGAACTTTGTGACAGCCTTGGAATAGAACTGGAGGAATAATTACAATGAAAATGATTACAGAAGGAATGCATCTTGAAAAAGAATGGTATAAAGAAGCAGGAGAACAAACAATGGACACTCTTAACAGCTTTATAAACCATATGATGAATGATTATGAACACGACTATGGAACGGTGTGCCACGCTTTTGTGGCGTGTGCTTTAGCTACAATATACGCTTGCGACAAAACCGAACAAGGTGGAATAACAGGGTTCCAATCGAGTATGGTTATGTGGGGAATAGTAAGACAGCTTTTGTACCCAAATAACAAGTGTGGATTAAGAATGATTAACTTTGATGATATGCTTTATCCGCAGTGCGACTACAAATTTGATAAAACGATAAATCCTCACACGTTTAACACATTGCAAAACGAAGCAAAGGAACGCTTAGAAAAAGATTCAGCCCATCCGTTGGTAATGGAGCATTGGCAGAGCATAGTTGACGGAGTTGTTCCATTTGGCTATAAAATCAAAGATTAAAAATAAGAGCGGCAGAAGACTGACAGAGGAAGAAAAGAAAAGTGAGGTATGATTATGTTTAACAAACACACAGAAACAAGAGTTGAAACGCTTATATTTGGAGAGCTCAGAACAGCAAAAGAACAGCACGGTGAAAGCTTTAACAGTTTGCACGAAGCCTATGCGGTAGCTCTTGAGGAGATGGAAGAAGCAAGTAAAGAAGTTGATATGGCAAAATATCGTTATGAATATGTTTGGAATCGTATCAAATTGGACGAAGAAAAGAAAATAATCGTTGACTCTCTGAATAGAACAAGAATTAATGCAGTCGAAGCAATAAAAGAGCTTGCACAGTTTGCGGCAATGATTGATAAAACTTTGGAAACACTTGAAAAGAGGAAAGAAGCAGGTACCGAGAAAATATCGGTAGTTCAAAAAGGAGATAAACAATGATGTTTTGCGGAATTGGTGGAGTGATATTTTTTGCACTGTTTGCGGTGCTTATGATGTTTGCTTATTTGACAAAGTAGGAGGGAAAAGAATGAAAAAAGCAATGAAATTTTCCGACTGGTGTTATAAGACACTGTCGGAAGAAGAAGTTAAAATGCTTAATGATGCGATTGATACTATTTGTGAAAACCACGAAAACGAGCCGTGGAGTAAAGTATATCTTGCAATTACAAAAACAGTAAACTTGAAATTAGTCAGAATGGCTGCAGATGAAATGCTTGATGAACAGGAGGTAGAAGACTAATGGCAACAATAAAAGAATTGAAAAGAATGTGCGATACATATGAGAACTGTAGTGGCTGTCCGTTTGGCGATACATGTTGTGGTGTCAGCGTATCAGCTTTACCTGACAATGCTGATGGAATAGTCGACAAATGGGTTGAAGAACACCCTATAAAAACATATATGCAGGATTTTTTCGAGAAGTTTCCGAATGCACCTAAAGATGTAGACGGTGCCCCTAAAATTTGCCCTGAACAAATATATCCTGAAATAGATTTGAAGCATAGATGTTATGAAAAATGCTCAAAATGCTGGAATAGGGAGATGAAAACAGAATGACAATTACAGAAATAATTGACAAATTACATATGATACAATTTTTTAATCAAAGAGCAGGACGTGAACTTTGGCAAAGTAAGCCTAAAGAAGTACAAGATAAAGATGTGGAAAATGCAGATAAGTATTTAAGTGAAGCGATTAAAGCACTTGAAGAAAATGCAGAACTGAAAAGAATGTTGAAAATAGCGGTTAAAGATATAAATTTGGCTATGTTCGAAACAGTTTGTGTTATATGTAGCCGTGGCTGTGATAATTTTAAGCCTTGCACGTGGCGACATCTGGACGAAGCTATGAAATTGATAGGAGAAGAAAAATGAAAACAGTTATGATTGCTAATATTATAATACGTTCTGTGTTTTTTATCTGCGTAACAATTGCAGCTATAATGTTTTCCAAGCCTATAATTCTTTGTTGGTATATATTAGGTGGTTTTTTAGAAATTGAATATAAGGAGAAATGAACAGATGAGTAGATTGATTGATGCAGATGAAATTGAAAAGTTAGTGAAGAGCGATAATCCTATGCACCACGAACAAGTGAGCATTTATGCAATAAGAGAACTTGAAACAGTTGAAATTGTCAGGTGTAAAGATTGCAAATACTACACAAATAATATTGACGATAATTGTTTAAGAGATGGATTTTGTTGTTTGAAAGAAGTTGGATTTTTTTGTAAAAGAAAAGCTGATGATTATTGCAGTCGAGGTGAATTGAAATGAATAACGAAAAAACAGAATGGTGCAGTGAATGCGACAGAGAAGTAACTCTTAACTGGGATATTGAAAAAGACGGTTATTGCTGTTATTGCCCATATTGTGGGAAAAGATTGATGCTTTGTCAATATTGCGACGGAGCAGCAGACGGTGAATGTGACTGGAAAGAAAATGGAGGGTGCAAGCACTCTCCAGAAAACGAAAGCAGAAAGGAAAATGAAATGACCAAAACAGAAATTGAAAACAAAATATACGACCTTAAAAGAGTGATTGAAAGCTATAAAAATATCATCAAAGCAAACGAAAACGAAATTAAAAAGTTGGAAGCTGAAAAAGAAAAGCCTGCTTTTGAGAGGGTTGAAAGAGGCAAAAAATATTATTTTGTAGATGTTTATAGAGGAAAATATTTTGCTAAGTATGAAGTTGATGAACATTCGATTCTTGACGATGAGATTTATGCAAGTAATAACTATTTTCACACAAGAGAACGTGCCGAAGAAGTAGCGGATAAAATCAATTTTTTGTTAAAGCTTGAAAGACTTCACGACATCTATTGTCCTGATTATGAGCCGGATTGGAATGATAGAATCAAAACAAAATGGAATGTAGTTTTTGATTATGATGAAAAGGAATATGTATCGTACTGGAATGCTGTTGTAGATAGTCACACAACTGTTTATTTTGACAGTAAAAAAACCGCTGATAAAGTATGTGATATCTTAAACAAGGAGCTTGAAAATGAAGATATGTAAATGGTGTGGTAAAGCGTTTGAACCGAACGCAAAACATAAAAAATACTGCTGCGTGGAATGTGCCAAAAACGGAATGAAGAAAAATCAGCGAGAATACAGGATAGAAAACAAAGAAAAGATAGGAGAGAGAGAAAGAAAAAGATACATACACAAAATATCGCACTGTGAAATATGCGGAGTAGAATTGCCCCACGGCAGACAGAAAATTTGCCTTGAATGTCTGCTTAAAAGCTATAAAGGTGATGATATAGAAAAATACCGCCGTGCAAGAAATATCTTGTATTGCCGTGGATATGACAGGGCAATGATAGAAGACGAATGCAAAGAAAGAGGTATTATATGACACGTACAGAAAACGATTGCGTGGGCTGTCCTGACGGCTTGCCGTGTATGGGTAACGGTTGCCCGAACAGAAACGTTGTGCATCATTACTGCGATAAATGCGGTGATGATGTGCCAATGGTATATAAATTTAACGGTGAGGAACTCTGCAAAGAGTGCCTTGCCGAAAAACTGGAAAACGAGGAATAGAACAGATGCATTTTTACATAGACATGAAACTGCCAAGCCTGAATGAATATATAAACGCTTGCAGAAGCAGCCGATACGGCGGAGCAACGTTTAAAGCAGGAATTGAAGATAATATAATTCATTTTATTCATAAAGCCTGTTTAAATAAAACTCTTAAACCAATGGGAGAAACACCCTGCGAACTTGTAATAACATTTTTTGAAAAGACCAAAAAAAGAGATGTGGACAATATACAGTCAAGCGTTAAATTTATCCTTGATGCACTTCAGAAAGCAGGGATTTTAAAAAACGACAGCAGAAAATACGTCAAGCAGATTTACAGCACTGTAAAAGATGCAAAAGAAAACAGGGTACTTGTAGAGTTTGCAAATGCCGAATATTTAATTTAGCCGTTGATTTTTCAACGGCTTTTTTATATTAAATTCTTAGCTTTTAATATAAAAGTAGGTTAAAATTAAATAAAAAGAGGTGTAATATGGAAACACAAGATATAGAAATTTCACAAATTAAAGAATATGAAAGCAATGCTAAACAGCATCCAGATTATCAAGTAGACAAAATAGCGACATCAATAGAAAAATTTGGTTTTAAACAACCTTTAGTGGTTGATAAAAACGGTGTTATTATCATCGGTCACGGACGTTATAAAGCAGCTAAAAAATTAAAGCTTAAGACGGTGCCTTGCATAGTTGCAACAGATTTGACAGAAGCACAGGCAAAAGCCTTTAGACTTGCGGATAACAGAGTAGCAGAATCTGAAATTGATATAAATGTTGAATTCAATGAAATTATGGCATTGAAAGACCTTGATTTTGATATTTCAGGGTTAGGACTTGATAGTTTTAACCTTGACGATATTGAGAACTTCGACGGCTATGATATAGAAGATGATGAGAGGGATAGCTTTTCAAAAACTTTCACTTTCCCGATTGAAAAGAAAAAAGCGATAATAAGCTATCTGAAAAAACATCAGAATGAAATTGTTGAAAAAATAATTCAGGAGGCGGAAAAAGAATGATAAGATGCGGGTCACAGTGCTTGACGTGTGACTATCCGATAAACTTTGACACTTATATGGGTTGTTCTCACGCTTGCAAATATTGCTATGTAAAACGCAAATACTCAATAAAAAACGTAGAACCTATAAAAATGGCAAAAAAGATTCAGAGTTTTATTGACGGAAACAGAACAGTCTATACAAATTGGTGTGATTGGAATATCCCACTCCATTGGGGAGCAATGTCTGACCCTTTTCAGCCAGCCGAAAAAGAGCTGAAAAGCAGTCTTGAATGCTTAGAAATTTTTGCTAAAACAAAATATCCGTTTATTGTATCAACAAAAAATCCTGTATTACTGACAGAAGAACCGTATCTGTCATTGATAGAACAGTGTAATGTAGTCTTACAGGTGTCTATGGCTTGCAACAAATACGATAAACTTGAAACAGGCTGCCCAACTTATGAGGAACGTTTGAAGGCGGTTAAAACATTGAGCAGCAAGGTAAAGAGGATAATTGCAAGAGTCAGACCTTATTTCACCGATTGTTACAAGGATATTTTGGGAGAAATCCCACGATACAAAGAAGCTGGAATTTATGCTATAAGCGTATCAGGATATTACACACCACATAAAACAAGAGGGATGAGCAAAGCAGGAAGATATTACACATTTCCGAATGATTTGCTATACCCTCAATTTATGGCGCTGAAAAAAGAATGCCATAAAAACGGCATCAGCTTTTTATGTAGTGAGAGCGGGCTTGAACATTTGGGCGATAATTTGAATTGTTGCGGTTGTGACGGCTTAGAGGATTTTAAGCCTAATACTTACAATATATCGCATTTGGCATTAGATGGAGTAGAGCCAAATGCAACAGAAGCAATGAAAAAGGCGAATACATTTCAGCCGTTTAAAGCTATAGGGCAAACACAAGCGTGGGCATTAAAATGCAAAAATAAATCATTTGAACAGCTTATGCTTGAAATTGGCGGTGATAGAATTGACTGGATAAGAGAACAGAAAGAGGTGTATAATGGGGACTTGTAATTCAAATGGTAAATCAGGCGGATTGGGAAAATATGTTGTGAAAGCAGGAAAAGGATTTGAATACACAACGGAAAGTGGAAGAAAAATGAGGTTTCATATAAATAATGCTGGAGTAGTGTTTAGAAATGGCAAGCCTATAACAAGTGGTCCTATGTCAAAACGTGAAAACATTGACAAAGTTTATAAAATACAGAAAGACAAAGGTGGCAATGACTTCAGAGAATTATCAAAAAAAGATGTGGATAAAAGCATAAAAGGAAGGGAAGAAAGACTAAACCATAGAGACTATGAACTTTATGGAGTTGATGCCAGCGATATGCGAGGTGCGAGAAAAAAAATAATTAGATATAGAAGGGGAAAATAAAAAGACGAGGTACGTATAAATGGGAACGTGTAACTCAAGCAGCAAATCAGGTGGGGGATATAGACTAAATAATCCTGCAAATATCCCTTCGAACCATATGACAGAAGATGAATTTTTAGCTTTGAAAGGGCTTGGAAGTGCAGCAAGCGGCAAGAAGAATGGCAAAGAAAAAAGGAATCGATTGGAAAACAGGCAAAAAATAAAATAAGTAGGTGAAATAAATGGCAGAAAAAAAGAGGGGTGGCAAGCTCTTTACCAGTGAATATCAACCCGATTATGAAAAAAGAACAGCCAAAAGAAGAGAACAAGCAGCACAAAGAAAAGCTTTTAAAGAAATATTCGAAGCGTTACTTGATAACAATTATACCGATGACAAAGGGACAAAGTTGTCAGGCAAGCAAATGCTTGCGATGAAAGTCTTTAAAACAGCAATAACAGAAGGCAATCTTGAAGCTTTTAAAATAATCAGAGACACAATAGGTGAAAAACCTATTGAAAAAGTCGTTACAACTCAGGTGACAGCAGAAAAAATAGCAGAAATAGAGGATATGATAAATGGGAACGTGCAACAGTAACAGTAAAGGCGGCAAAGGCAGTGGGAATAGCGGTGCTGAGGGGAGCACTGAAAAGTTAAGTGGAATAGGATATAAGCTTAAAGCAGGCGAAGAAGCTGTAGTACGTTTAGCTCCGAATTGGCTTAACAAAGAGGGGCAAATTATGGTATATAAAAATAAAGACGGAAACTATGTTTATACCGGGCATATAGACAAAGAAATTCCAAAAACAGACACTAAATCAGCAGAATACAAAGCGAATTTAGCAAGAAATAATGTAAAAGCTAAATTTTTATCAAATGGTAAAGTGTCTGTTTCGAGTGGTGGGCTGTATGCCAAAAAGAAAACATTTAAAAATGTAGAAGATTTTAAAAAAGATGTAAACGCAAGACTTGATGCTAAAATCAAACGAAGAACGCAAAATGTGAACGATTTGAAAAAGGGCATATTGCCGTTTTCTCAGCTCCAAGCCGAAAATATAAAATCAGACTTTAAGAACAATGTGTCGAGTGTAGCTATGAAAAAAATAGGCAAAACACTACACAATGATTTAAAAAGCTATCAGTTAGAAATTGACGCTGCAAAAGACGCAAAACGTCGATTGAATTTAGCGTTTGAAAAATATTAATAAAATATGAGGTGTAAAAATGGGAACGTGTAACAGTAACAGTAAATCAGGCGACGGGGCGGCAGGTAAAAGTTTTAGCAAGATGTCTGAAAGTCAAAGAGTAACTGCAATCGCTAATGCATTAAACAATAAATCACCAGATGATATGTTGGAAGATGTTATATATCGTCTATCAGGCAATGAAAAGCCGTTAACAGCGAGCGATGATGATATTTTAGCAACAGGTAGCGAAATAATATATAAAACACTTACCCCACGATATGACAAAAAAGCAGGAAAACGACTCACAGCCGATGAACTTGCAAAAAGACTTTATAATGGTGAAAACATTGAGAGACCGTCTAAATACAAGCACTATGTGAGTAATTATTTTAGCACAGATTATGAACTTGGCTCATGGGGACAACGTAATCTAATAGTCGCTGGCATTTTAAATAAAAATGCTAAAGTTATACCATCAAATAAAATTGGCTATCAAGCTACTATGGAAATAATAAATGGTACAAAGCTGGGTAAAATTCTCAAGGGTTTGCCCCCAGAAGGACAGGAAAGTATATGTGCACTTGCTAAAGGATATAATGTAATATCAGACAGCAACAACGGCGATAAATATATACTTAATCATAAAGCTTTAACTTTAAGTAAAAATTTAACTATATCGAAGGGATAATAAACATATGGGAACTTGTAATTCGAACAGTAAGGGCAGCAGTGGAAGAGGTAAAGTATTTACAACAGATGAAGCTTTGTATGAAACCCCAAATGAGGGGCTGTATGTGGAAAGACATACTTATTCAATGAACGATGCAACAATTCTTACTGCAACAAGTGACGGTGCAGGTAATGTAACACTTAATTACGCTAAACCTCAGGAGTACTTTAAGCAAAACAAAAAACATACGTATGCTTTATACGCTATTAAATGTGGTATGGTCACTGGAGCAGACGATATACACGGCTCAAGAAGGTTTACAGACGACAAACTCAACAAGTACTCCAAAGTTAAAAAAGGAAATGATTACGGCGGTATACGTGCTGTTGGCATGAATTGGAACAAAATAAAAACTATATCAGGCAAAACCTATGATGTGAGTGCATTGATAAAACAAAAAGGTTTTAAATGGGATAAGTCAACTAAAAGTTGGGTAAAATCGTAACAAGGTGAAACACAAGAATAGAACTCGTAAACAACGGAATTGAAACGAAATGGAAAAACAGAAGATAATTGATTTTATGATTCGCTCACCACATAAATTAGGGCATCTGTTAGGCTTTACACGGCTCACAGAACTCCACGGTGAATGGATAAGTAAAATGATACTCTCGAATGAAGATATAACCTTACAAGCCCACAGAGGCTCTTACAAGACAACGTGCGTATCAATAGCACTTGCGGAAATCGTGATTTTATATCCTCAAAAGACAACGATGTTTTTAAGAAAAACAGATACAGACGTAAAAGAAATTATAAAACAGGTTGCAAAAATCCTTGAAAGTGAAACTATGCAATACTTAGTAATGCAGTTGTATGATACAGAATTGATTATGGTAACAAGGACATACAGTGAAATAGACACTAATTTGCATTATGGGGCAAAAGGAACACCACAGCTATATTGCAGTGGTATTGGTGGCTCTCTTACAGGTAAACACTTTGATAAGATTTTTACGGACGATATTGTAAACGTCAAAGACAGAGTGTCAAGAGCTGAAAGGGAAAATACAAAGTTAGCATATCAAGAATTGCAGAACATCAAAAACAGGGGCGGTAATATTTTTAACACTGGAACACCTTGGCACAAAGATGACTGTTTTGCAATTATGCCAAATCCGCAAAGATATGACTGTTATTCCACTGGTTTAATAACAGATGAAGAACTTAAAAAAATAAAAAGCAGTATGACATCAAGCTTATTTGCGGCAAACTATGAATTGAAACATATTGCAGATGATGATGTTATATTTACCGCTCCGAACGTTTCAGCGACTCTCTCAGACGTTGAACAAGGTATATCACATATTGATGCTGCTTATGGTGGGGCGGATTTTACAGCCTATACAGCCGCCCTGAAAAAGGACGGCAAGTTTTACATTTATGGCAGACTTTTCCCGAAACATATTGATGATATTTTGCCTGAAATTTTTAAGATACACGACAGCTTAAACCTTGGAAAGTTTTATGTCGAAGATAACGGCGATAAGGGATTTTTGGCAAGGGATATACGCAAAAACGGTTACAGATGCATAAGATACCACGAAAACATGAATAAATATCTCAAAATCACCTCGTTTTTGAAATTTGAATGGGGAAATGTGGTATTTGTATCTCAAACTGACCCTGAATATATAAATCAAATATGCGATTATAACGAAAATGCTGAACACGATGATGCTCCTGACAGCTTGGCAAGTGTGATAAGAATCTTACAGAAAAAGAAAGATATGGGGGGGCAAGAACTGACAGAAATAGAGAAATACTTTTTATGATGTGAAAGGGGTATTATGCTTACATATCAAGACTTTTTAAGAGAAGCAACGACGGATGAAAACAAAATCAATTTTATTCAAAAGGCTATAAATCAGCACACAAACAGTGATGATTATAAAAAAGCGGTTGAAGCTTATGAGTATTACAGACAACGCAACACGGCTATAATGCAATACCAAAAAATATTGTATACAGTGACAGGAAAGCCCATTGAAGACGTTTTTTCTGCCAATCATAAGACGACAAGCAACTTTTTTTATAAAATCATTACTCAGATGATACAATACAGCCTTGGCAATGGATTGATTTTTGAAAATGAAAACGTAAAAGAAAAATTTACTGGCGATATTGATTTGAAAATCAAAAAAATTTTTAGGTATGCAGCTATTGAAAAAATAGCATTTGGATTTTACAACAACGGCAATCTCGAATGCTTCAAAGTGACCGAATTTGTACCGCTATGGGACGAAGAGGACGGCTCTCTCAAAGCTGGTATACGTTTTTGGCAGATTGACAGCTCAAAACCTCTCAGGGCGACACTTTTTGAACTTGACGGATATACAGAATATATAAGAGAAAAAAGTCAACCTATGCGGATTTTAAAAGATAAGCAAAAATATATCAAATACAAGCAGACATCGGAAATTTACGGTACGGAAATATTTGAGGGTGAAAATTATCCAACATTTCCGATTATTCCTGCTTATTGCAGCGACAAAAAGCAGTCAATGTTGGAAGGAATAAAAGAACAGATTGATGCTTATGATTTTATCAAGTCGGGGTTTGCCAATGATTTGGACGATGCAACACAAATATATTGGCTCTTGCAAAATACAGGTGGAATGGACGACGTTGACCTTGCTAAATTTATGCAACGTCTAAAGACAACGAAAATTGCAAATATAGACGCAGACGAAGGCGGTGCATTAACTCCATACACCGTACAAGTACCATATCAGTCAAGGGAAGTATATTTGGAACGACTTGAAAAAGATATATATGACGATGCTATGGCTCTCAATGTATCAGGCATTCAGGCGGGTGACATTACAGCAACGCAAATAAAAGCAGCGTATGAAGATATAAACCTCAGGGCAGATGCGTTTGAGGAGCAAGTGCTTGAATTTATGCAGGCGGTTTTTGAGCTTGCAGGTGTTGAAAATGAAAAAATTACTTTTAACCGCTCGAAAGTTGCAAATACCTCGGAAGAAATACAGACGATATTATCAACTGGTGACTTGTTGCCAATAGAGTATAAAATCAAAAAAATCTTAGCTTTATTGGGCGACATAGACCACACGAAAGAAGTTTTTGACATGCTGAAAGCTGAATCACTTGCAATGATGAATCAGAATGTTGAACCGGAAGAAGGCAACACGGAAGGTGAAGAAGCTTGATTGATAAAGCACATAAGCAGACTGACAGTATTTTGGAAATGCTTGAAAGTAAAATATATACGACATACAAGCAAGCTGAAAAAGAAGTACAAGACAAATGGAAAGCATACCTTGACAGCGTTGATGAAGACGCTAAAGAGATAAAGAAAAAGCTCGTTGAAGTAACTAAAAAAGGGAATCCTGCTGATATTGTAAAGTATCGTTCAAAGCTCGCAAGCCTTTACAAGAGTAGAACATTCCAAAATCAGCAATTCCATAACTTGTTGCAGGAAATAGCCTTACAATATCAGCATTCGGCAGAAACAGCAACAGCAATTATTAATGGCAAGCTTCCAAAAGTGTACTCAGTTAATTATAACTATATGGGGCAACAGGTTCTTCCACAAGTAAACAAGTTGACTGATATTGATATAATATTTAACTTGGCGGACACTCAGACGGTTAGAAATCTATTAATTGAAGATGAAACACTTTTACCATTGCTTGAAATCAATGGTAAAAAATATAGGCGGTGGGTGACCTCTAAAATCAACGCAGAAGTGCTTAATGGAATTATACAAGGCGAAAGTATGGATAAAATTGCAAACCGCTTACAAAGCGTTACAGCAATGACAGCAAAGGCGGCAATAAGAAACGCAAGAACAGCCGTAACATCGGCAGAAAACAAAGGGCGGCTTGACAGTATGGTAGAACTTGAAAAGCACGGAGCAATGCTTGAAAAGCAATGGCTTGCAACATCTGACAGCCGTACAAGAGACTGGCACAGGGAATTGAATGGCAAAACGGCAGGAATCAATGAAGCTTTTGAAAATGCAATGGGTGAAATAAGATATCCTGGAGACCCTCAGGCAAAACCGGCAAACGTATATAATTGCAGATGCACGTTATTAACTAATGTTAAAGGATTTAGGCAGGTGGAAAAATGAAAACAGTACTCAAACAAAGTGATATTGACGTAATTATAAGATGTGAATCGCATACAGACGAAGTTATAGCAGCATTAGGCGAAGCAGTAGGCAGGGCAGCCAAAGCTATTGGAATGCAGGCTGAAAATTATGCAAAGCAGAACGAAACAAGAGTTGACACTGGCAGATTGAGAAACAGCATAACAAATTATGTTGAAAGCGAAAAAGATATTTATATTGGGACAAATGTTGAATATGCACCATATCACGAATTAGGGACATCAACAGGCATTCAGCCGTTGCATTTTTTGAAAAATGCCGCCGAAGGGCATACAGAAGAATATAAAGAAATATTAGAATCAAGTCTAAAAAATAGTTAAAATTCTTAGCTTTTTGAAAAATAATGTAGTAAAATATATACAACAAATCACGAAGTAATGTGACCGAAGTAAAGGAGTTAAAATGGCATTAACAAGAAAATTTTTATCAGCTTTGGGGATTGAAGCGGACAAAATAGATGAAATAATAACATCTCACATTGAAGTTGTTGACGGATTAAAAGCAAAAATCTCAACACTTGAAAGCACGTCAAAAGAAAATGACGATTATAAGGCAAAATATGAAAAAGCCAAAACGGAATTAGACGAACTTAATTCCAGCAATTACAAAACAAAATACGAAAGTGAAAAGAAAGCTTTTGAAAATTACAAGAATGATATTGTACAAAAGGAAACTTTAAGCAGGAAGAAAACAGCTTACAAGAAGTTTTTGGAAGGTGAAAACGTTGCTGAAAAGGCAATTGACAGCATCTTGAAAATATCAGACTATGACAGTTTTGAAATCGATGAAAACGGCGATATAAAAGACACAACAAAGTTAAAAGAAAAAGTAAAAACAGATTATGCAGGATTTGTTGTCGAAAAAAAGAAAAGCGGTGCAAATATCTCCACACCACCTATTGGCGGCAATGGAAAAATATCATCAAAAGCGGATATTTACGCGAAAGATGAAAACGGAAGATATAAGTTATCAACAGAAGAAAGACAGAAGGCTATTGCTGAAAATCCTGATTTGTTTTAACTTTTCTGGAAAGGAAACAAAAAATGGCAGCTAAAACAGGCTTAACAAAATCAACAAGTTTTACAACAGTCACAGCAAGAGAAGTTGACTTTACAACAAGATTTTCCGACAACTGGGAATCACTTAGAAAGATTATGGGCATTATGCGACCAATCAGAAAAACACCTGGTACAAAGCTTAAAAGCTACGAAACAGTCGCAAAAACAGCTTTACAGGGTGGAAAAACAGTCGGTGAAGGTGAAGAAATCCCATTCACTGAATTCGAAGTGAAGGAAAAATCTTATGCAGATATTGAAATTGCAAAATATGCGAAATCAGTATCAATCGAAGCAGTTAACAAGTACGGTGCAGCAATTGCAGTTGAAAAAACAGATGACAGATTCCTTGTAGAATTGCAGAATACAGTACTTAATGACTTTTATGCTTTTCTCAAGACAGGCACTCTTAAAGGCACACAAAAGACTTGGCAGCGTGCTTTAGCCATTGCAAAGGGTGCTGTGCTTGAAAAGTTTGCGGCTATAAATAAGGACGTTACAGAAATTATTGGTTTTTGTAATATTATGGATTTTTACGATTATCTTGGTGATAAAGATATAACAGTGCAGACTCAGTTTGGACTCTCATATGTTAAAAATTACCTTGGATATTCGACACTTTTCCTTATGCCGTCAAATGTAATTGAGTCAAAGACAGTCATAGCAGTACCGTCTGAAAATATTGATTTGTACTATATTGACCCTTCTGACAGTGATTTCGCAAAACTTGGACTTGATTACAGGACATCAGGGGAAACAAATCTCATAGGATTCCACGCCGAACCAGATTATAGCAGAGCGACAGGTGATAGCTATGCTATTATGGGTATGAAGCTTTGGGCGGAATATCTTGACGGTATCGCTATTGTAACAGTTGGTGCATCAAATACAGCCCCAACGGTTACACCAACAGACAAAGACGCACAGAGTGCAGGCACAAAAGGCTAATAAATAACAATAATAAGGCGGTGATTTAATGGTAGAAGAAGTGATGCATTATTGCAGGAACTTTTTTATATCAGGCACAAGAGTGTCTAATATATTCCACGTAAAAGGCGGTAAAATCGTTGAATCATTGCCTTTTATCGATAATCAGTTTGTGTGGATAACAGGCAGTACACTCAACGATGGAATTTATCAGATGCCAATTACAGATTTGTTTGACGAAGAGTTTAATGGTGAAATAATAGGACTTAAACCGCCAAAAGCTTTTTTGAGTCTTGTAGATGAAATTACAAAATGGCAGGACAAATATAGTGATACGGTAAAAAGTCCGTATCAATCTGAAAGCTTTAACGGATATAGTTACTCAAAGAAAAGTGGCACAGATGCAAGCGGCGTAAATTGGCAATCACAATTTAAAAAACAGTTAAGCAAATGGAGAAAAATATGAGCCTTTTAACAGATGCAAGAGAAAAATGTACTCTCATAAATGAGATAATACAAGAAGATGGATATGGAAATTATAATCCTATTTACAAAGACGGTGCAACCTTTGAAGCCGATATAGCTTTTAACAATTCGGTCGAAGCTTTAAGAGCGGCTAATGAAGGTGTGAGAAGCCTTTACAAGGTATTCACGTCAAGAAAAATAGTACTTAAATATCATCAGATATTTAGACGTGAGAGGGACAGGAAAATTTTTCGTGTGACATCTGATGGCGATGACCAATTCACTCCTAATTCTGCAACTCTTGATTTAAGGGTTGTTTCTGCTGAGGAATGGGAGCTAACAAATGGATAAGTATCAAGCATTACAAGGCTTTTTCTCCTCTTTTGGGCTTAAAGCCTACAATGAAATAGGAATGCCAACCGGTGAAAATGCGCCAAAATTGCCTTATATTACATATGAAGTACAGGTATCAGATTGGGAAACGAGAGTTTCAACAACTTTTTCTGTTTGGTATCGTGAGGCAACTTGGGCTAATATATACCGAAAAAGCGAAGAGATAAGAAGAAAATTAAAATCAATGAACACAGTTAAGTATGATAAAGGCTGCATATGTATCACGTCCGGAAGCCCGATGATAACTTTTATGGGCGATGTAGCAGATGATAAGATTAAAAGGGCAGTATTTAACATAGAAATGTGTTTTATTGATTTGCGTTAACGAAAGGACAATTAAATGGGCAAGTATACAGCAGTTGCAAAGGATATATTAAATACTTTGCAAACAGAAGCAGGCGTGCTGTTGTCGAAATTTGACCCGACAACAGGGGCGATTAAAGATGAGGATATTTTAGGTGCAACAACAGGCGGCTTCCAGTTCACTGATACGCCAACAATAACAGATTTTGGTGAAGATATAGACAACGTACCGGGACAGCTTAAACAGTTACAGCGCATCACACAGCGTACCGTAACATTAAGTTCAACGTTCGCGTCAATGTCAGAAAAAGCCGTGAAATTTGTTATGGGAGCGTGTGATGCGGCTGATATGTCAGGTGCAAATCCTGATAAAAAAGTGCGACAGATTACACCACGTGATACACTCCAGATGGACGATTTTGCAAGTGAAATTTGGTGGGTGGGCGATTATAGCCAGTACAATGAGCCTGATAACGCAAATGCAGGCTATATTGCTATAAGATTAAGAAACGCATTATCAACAGGTGGACTTGCTATAACAACAACCAAAAGCAGCAAGGGCACTATGGCGTTTACCGTTACAGGCTATTACAATGCGGCAAATATAAAGGAAATGCCATATGAAATATTTATCAAAGAAGGAGATGTAGCTGCCAGTGAATAAGATAACAGACTTCAAAGGCGATGCAGCTTGTGATTTCCTTTGCAAAATTATTGACCCTATGCAGGAAATAGCAAAAGATAAAAGCTTTATCGGACTGATGAAAACAGGTAAAGCAATAGAAGCGGCAAAAAAAGCATTGAAAGAACACAAGGAATCAACATTAAAGATTGTATGTGCATTCAAAGGGGTTGAACTTGATGAAAAAGACAGTATAACACCAGTTGATTTTTTATCGGCGGCAATATCAATTCTTAATGATGATGGAATTTTACAGCTTTTTACATCACAGGAGTAGAAGACGGTGCAGACACTCTATTCCTCGCTATAAATGATTGCAAGTATAAAGATGTAAAAAATATAATACGATACGCAATATCACGTTATACGGCTTCACAACGTGAAGAAACGTATCGTATTTTTGTATCTGAATCCTTAAAAATGATAACAGAAAATACCGCTATGTTTGCAGGCGGTAAAACTATAACAGTATCTTACACTGATTTGATAAAACCCCCAAAACCACAGGAAAAACCTGAGGATATTATAGCACGTATAAAAAAGGGTGCAAAAGCCGAATGAAAGGCGGTGGAAAAATATGAATGTTTTTGATTTATTTGCAAAAATCAGTCTTGATACAAGTGAATATAAAGAAAAATTAAGCGAAGTTGAAAGTAAAACAAGTGCAATAGGTTCAGCAGTCGGAACAGGGCTCAAAGCGACAGCAGCGGCAGTTGGTGCAACTGTTATTGCAGCAGGCGGAGCAATAGCCAAACTGACTAAATCAGCGGTTGACAATTATGCTGAATACGAACAGCTTGCAGGCGGTGTTAGCACTCTTTTTGGGACAAACGGTAAAACACTTGCAGAATATGCACAGAGTGTAGGACAGACAGTTGACCAAGTTAAGGGAAAATACAACGAACTTGTCCAAGCCAATGACATAGTTATGAAGCACGCTCAAGATGCGTGGAAAACGAATCAGATGTCAGCCAATGAATATCTTAATACCACTATGGAATTTTCTGCAAGCCTTATCCAGTCGATGGGTGGAGACACAAAAGCTGCTGCTGATAAAGCTGACTTAGCTATATCAGATATGACGGATAATGTCAATAAAATGGGTTCTACTATGCGTTCGGTGCAAGACGCTTACAGAGGCTTTTCAAAGCAAAATTATACGATGTTGGATAACCTTAAATTAGGTTATGGTGGCACTAAAGCTGAAATGGAAAGGCTTTTAAAAGATGCTGAAAAACTATCAGGTGTTAAGTATGATTTGTCATCGTATGCTGACATAGTTGATGCTATCCACGTTATACAAGAAAATATGGGTATGATGGGGACATCAGCGGAAGAAGCGAAGAAAACAATACAAGGCTCGGCGGCAACGATGAAAGCAGCCTGGGAGAACCTTAAAACAGCATTTGCGGACGAAGATGCGGATATCGGAACAAGCGTTGAAAATCTATCTCAAAGTGTCGAAGCCTTTGTAAACAACGTATCACCGAAAATAGAAGCAGCATTGCCAAGAATAGGCGATGCAATAGGACAGCTTAGCTCAACCGTTTTTCCAATCCTCACACAAGCAATAGCGGATTTAGCGCCAGGATTGATGGAAGGTGTTGCAAGTCTTGTAGAATCGGTTTTAAAGGTGTTGCCTGACTTAATAGGTACAACATTAGACTTAGCAACAACTTTAATACCACAATTAGAAAAATCTCTTGGAGAGGTTTTGCAAAGCATTGGAGCGTCATTGCCTGGATTGGCAAAGCAATTTGTTAGCTTTGGTCAAGTGATGCTTGATACAGTGGTTGACGGCATAAATTGGGTTGTGGCTAATTTTGACACCATAACGTCAACGCTTGGCTCTTTTATAGGCACTATTGTAGATGGACTGATAACAGAAGATAATATATCAAAGCTTACGACAGCAGTAACAAATCTTGTTTTTGTGGCTGCTAACTGGCTTTTAGACCCTGAAAACCTTGATAAAATGTTATCGTGTGCGACGAGGTTAATCGGCAAAATTGGCAAAGGCATAGAAGATGCGTGGGAAGGCACAGACGGACAGCCAGGCATTAAAGATAAACTCCACAACTTAATAGATAAAATAAAAGCGGAATGGAACGACTATTGGAATCAAACTGGTGAAGAACTTCAAATGGGATTCACAGGTGATTTTGATGAAGATTATAAGCCGAAAACTTTTTTCGGAAAGTTAGCTATTGGGAGCTATAAAAACGCTGAAAACACGACTGACGAAGAAGCAGTAGATAACATAAAAAACAGCGGTATATATGGCGATAATGGCGAAGATTGGGATAAATATCAGGAATTAGGTCAAAAAATCAATGATTTCCCCGGCAATGCTTGGCAAGGGATAAAAGACTTTTTAGCAGCAGATGACGAAGCAAATCCATTTAATCAGATGGGAGCACAGATAGAAACTCTTGTCGAAAAAATAAAAGCATTGCCTGAAACAATATCAGGACTTGGAGACACTATTAGTTCTGCGTGGGACGAAATAAAGGAAAGTACCTCTGAAAAATGGGAAGATATCAAAACAACCTTATCTGAAAAGTGGGAATCAATTGAAACAACCGTGTCCGAAACTTGGGAAAATGTTAAGGAAAGCACATCTGAAACTTGGGAAAACATTAAGAGCAATTTGTCTGAAAAGTGGGAATTAATCAAAAGTAGTGCATCAACAACTTGGGATAGCTTAAAAACAACAGTATCCACAACTTGGGATAATGTTAAGGAAAAAACATCAACGACTTGGGAAAATATCAAAAGTACATTAACAGAAAAGTGGGAATCTATTAAAACATCTGCATCGAATACGTGGGACAGCATGAAAACGGCTGTATCGCAAGCTTGGACAAGCATAAAAACAACAATTAAAACAACAATTAATGACATTATACAAAGTGCTCTGACTTGGGGTAGCGATATGGTATCAAATTTTGCAAGCGGGATTAGTTCTGCTTGGGGGACACTTAAATCAAGTGTTAGCAGTATGGCAGGACATGTCAAGTCTTTTGTAGGCTTTTCAGAGCCTGAAGAGGGTCCTCTGTCAGATTTCCACACATACGCTCCTGACATGATGGAATTGTTTGCAAAAGGAATAAAAGACAATGAATATAAAGTCGTTGGTAATGTTGAAAACGTTACAAGCAGAATTAAGAATGCTTTTTCAAACGATTATGCAGTTCCAAACATCACAACAAGCTCCACAAATAGTTTTAATGGCTCTACGAGTGGCTCTAGCGCCCTTGTAAGTGGTTCTGTTAGCGTGGTTAATAATTTTACTATTAACGGCGGAAATGCGTCAGAAATATCCGATACAGTCGCTGAAAAGATACAAGAAGCTCTTGGAGAATTGCAAATAAGACGTGAATTAGCTTTAGGACGGTGATTAAATGACTATACAAAGCCCTGATTACTTTAAGCTTGATGGTATATCAAGTGAAAAATATGGGTTATATGTTGACACTCCACCAATGCCACCTATGGCAGTACAAAAAACATCATCAAATGAATTTGTTGCTAATCATGAGGATATGATTTTAAGGAAAAGATATTTCAAGAACGTAGATATTACACTTGACTGCTATTTTTTTGAAATACCTAACAATATAAATGCTTTATACTCATGGCTTTTAGCAGGAGAAACACTTTCAACATCTCGCTTTAATGATTTTTATTACAAGATAAAAGCTGTTAAGAGTGTTAAAGTATCTTACAAGGGCAGCAATGTTTATAAGCTGACTATAACCTATACATGCAGCCCATATCGATACAAACTTGACTCGGTAGAATTTTTATATTGGAATGAATTTTCATCACAAAACGGAATTGAAATAACTAATGATGGTTCAGTGCCTTCTTCACCTATTATTGACATATATGCTGACGAAGCAAATCAAGTGCTAATGGTGGAACAAAATAATACATCAGTAGATGAAAAAATGGGGAATTATTTTTATGTCAACAACAAAAAATTCGGTTTTTTAGTGTTTAAATCTGATTTGCCGTTACATATATGCGTTGACTGCTATAACAAAGTGACTTATGACGGCAACAAAAAAATCATTTTGACTTTCGGAAATTATCCGGAATTGAAACAAGGTAATAATATAATTGAAACCAGAGGCAAATTGCTTGGGACAAGGATGATGATTGACAAACAGGAGAGATATATATGATAGCTAGAACGAACGTTGAAAGGGCTTATTCAGACGATGAAGGCTTTTCTAATGATATAAAAATATATCCTCGTAATAGCCGGAATTATGATATATCATCAGAAGGAGCAATCAATCATTATGATAATAATACGATAAAAACATGGCGGCATCTTACCCCTTACGGGCACACCAAATTCAGAACTCCTGTCCTTTGCACATTAATTCCTGATACAGCTACAATCACAGAAGAACTCAATGGAACGTATGAAGCAACGTTTACGGTATCAGTTGACGATTTTAAAAAGTATGAAAACATAAGAGAATTTAATTTCGTGAGAATGCTTAACGACTTGTTTTATATTTATAAAATCGACTATAACACAACAAGTAAAGGCACAAAAATTACAGCAAATTGTTTACATGTTACGTATCTGTTGAAGTTTCTTTATTGCCCAAATATTATGTCTGATGTCCCTTTTCCAATCCAATTTGAAAAAGCAGATGTCAGCATTGATGAATGGCTTTGCAGACTTTATGCCAATTTTCTTAATTATACAAAGTACGCATCACTTAAAAATGAGCCGATAAACTTTGCAGATAAAAACTATTACAATCAAAAGTTTTACTTCTACTCGGATATAAAAAAAATTGTATCTGGAGAACTCTTGACAAAAGAAAATCCTATTACGATAGAACCCTATGACAGGAGTTTTATAGAAATTTTACTCGATGAAAAAGACAGTTTTACCTCTGTACTCAAAGGTGAAATCTATCGATTCAATTTCCATTTGTCAATCAATGAAAAAAAAGAAGATAGCACATATAATGCATACAGTTTGAACATAGGGGCTGACTTAAGCGGAATTAAAAGAACAGTCGACTATAGCAAGTTTTGTACTGACTTTAAGTACGAATATTGTTATCCGGTACAAAAAGAAATTGGTGGTGAACTTGTTGATGTGATGGAATTTAAAACCGTTTCAGTTGGGACATCGCAAAGTCACGGTTGTCCAATGCCAATCTACAAAACGTATTTCAAGGAATACAAGGAAAACCCCGGTCCGATGGTGCTGTATTACGCAGAACAGTATTACAAAAAAAACTATAGCTTAAAAGTAACATATAATGTTACTTTTAATGCAATGTCAAGTGTGTCTGATTTCAGCGGACTTACAAGGGTGTCTGATATCCGAGTAGGCGATGAAGGGTATATTAACGATATTTATTTTGATGATGTCGTAAAATCTAAAGTAACAAAAATAGTGAGAGATGGGAAAACAGGTGAAATCAAAACGGCTGAATTTACTTGCAGTTTTGACTATAAGGCACAGCAAAACAGGACACAATATATTGATGATGATTTTATAAAAATAGTAAGCCAAAATCGTAAGTTATGGGGTGATGTAAAGCTATGGAAATGGAGTGAAGCAAAACAGAGGACATGGAAAAGTTTGAAAGGAGAATGAAATGCAATACACAGAAAAACTTAATCTGAAAATGCCTGATTATGACGATATAGCAGACATAGAAGCCATAAACAACAACACCAAAGTGCTGGATAAAGAAGTATCAGAAGCATCCCAACTTAGTATGAGTAATGCGACAAACTTTAATATCCATATTGAGCAATATAAAGAGGAAATTAAAACAATAGAAAAGCCTGAATTCAGGCAAATGTTGAAAGGAAATTAAGCTATGAGTATTAAAACAAGCTTTTCAAACCTTTGCGCAGTTTTAAAAGAAATGTTAAACGGCAAAGTCGACAAAGTGAGTGGCAAAGGACTGTCTACAAACGATTTTACAGCAGCTTATAAAACCAAATTAGACGGCATAGCAGCAGGAGCAAATAAAATAACTGTTGATAGTGCTTTAAGTGGTACATCAACAAATCCAGTCCAGAATAGAGTTGTTGCGGAAAGAATCGGCACGATAGAGGCAAATATCAAACAGAATACATCGTCAATAAGTACCATTAACGCAAATGTTGCTAAAAAGCAAGATACACTTACAGCAGGTGCAAATATTACAATATCGGGTACAATGATTAGTGCAAAAGATACAACATATAGTGTCGCAACAACATCAACAAACGGCTTGATGTCGAAAGATGATAAAAAGAAATTAGACAGAATGGCTGCAATAGTTGTTGATGATAGCATTAGTACAACGTCAACGAATGTAATTCAGAACAAGGCTGTCGGACTTAAATTTCAAGGTGTTGATTCGGAAATTTCGGGGATAAATTCAGTCTTAAATTCCACAGCAGATGAAATCGCAACTATTGTCAATGGATATGGAAGTAAAAACTTAGTAGACACATCTTTGATCCCAAATTCAACAGGTGGCGGAATAACAAGAAAGAATAATGGTGATGGAAGTATAACATACAGTGGTACATCAACATTGACTTATACTACTTATTTGCCACTTATGGCAGGACAAAGCTTAGGTGCAGGAACTTACATCTTTACTCCAAACCCTACAACAACTGCCTCATATACTTATCAAATATATAAAAACGGAAGTTATTGGAAAAACATAACAGCAAATCAGGCAATAGAAATAACAGAAGCAGGGGAATATAGCATTGGGTTAGCTCTTAACTCAAAAGCGACTATAAGCAATACATTTAAACCAATGCTCCGCTATGCAGCAATTAAAGATGATACTTATGTGCCGTATGCTATGACAAATAGAGAGTTGACAGAAAAAGTTATTGATACAGGCTGGAAAACAACAGGAAATTTAAAATATCGTAAATCAGGTTATATAGTTGCCTTGCAGGGGGTTGTAACACCGTCAAGCAGTGCAATGTCAATAACTCTTGGCACTTTGTCTGAGGATTGCAGACCATCACAAGATATAAACATAGCTCAGGCAGGTACAGATACACCATCAAGGCAGATTATAGTCCAGACAGATGGTAATGTAGTGTTACTTTTTGCAAGCAACTGCACAGCAAGTCACACTTATGCATATAATGGCATTTTTATGATTTAAGGAGACAAAATGGAACTTTTAAACGCAATTATTCCAGCTATGATAGCTATTATTGGCTCAATTGCAGGGAATATCATAGTACAAAACAAAACAACCGCAGTTATGCAGCAGAAAATTGATGATATGAAGGATGATTTGAGAGTTCTTTCAAATCGTGTAGACAGTCATAATAATTTTGGGCTGAAACTGGAACGACTTGAAATAAAAATTGAAGCAATCGAGAAGGAGATGAAAAAATGAAAAAAAGATGGTATCAGAGAGCATTGAGAACGTTTGTGCAGGCTTTTGTGTCAGCACTTGCAATCACTTTATCAACAACTGATTTAACAGATTTAAGCCGCTTAAAGTCTATCTTACTGTCTGCAACACTTTCGGCAGGGGCGGCAGGAATTTCGGCGGTGATGAACTGGTTAGACGAAAAAAATGAGTAGAGGTGAATATTATGAAAATATCAATAATCGACATATCACAGCATAACGGCATAGTAAATTTTAACACACTGAAAAAGCATTGTGAGGGTGTTATAATCCGTGCAGGATATAAAGGATACGGTACAGGCAGAAACACCACTGACACAATGTTTATACGCAATATTACTTGTGCGATTAAATCAGGTTTAAAATATATCGGCGTGTATTGGCTCTCACAGTCCGTCACAACAGCAGAGGCAAAAAGCGAAGCAAATTATCTTGTAAATATTTTAAAGCCATACAAGAGCCGTATAAACTTCCCTGTTTATATCGACAGCGAATGGAGCAATAACAAACACAACGGCAGAGCTGACAGACTTGCAAAAAATGCAAGAACCAACATAACAACGGTTTTTCTTGATACAATCAAAAATGCAGGATATACCGCCGGAATATATGCGTCAACTTCGTGGTATTCTGATAAACTCGACGATTCAAAGCTTAAAAAATATACTCATTGGGTCGCTGATTACAGGGGAAGAAACGGTTACGGCAAGTCAGACGGCTGGCAGTACACGGAAAAATACAATATAAACGGTAATTTATTTGACAGGTCAGAATTTTATACTGATTTTAAAAAGTCAGCTTCTGCACCGACAAAAACATCAACAAGTTTTAAGCAGGGACAGGCTGTCAGACTTACAAAAGCAAATCTCTATGCATCACAGGACAGTACAAAGCCTGCAAGACAGCTTACAGGCACATATTACATATATGACGGCAAACTTATGCACCTCGGACGTTACCGCATTACATCAAAGCCTGAATACTGTGGCAAGGGTGCGGCTTATATTACAGGGTATGTTGCCTATCCTAATTTCAAGCGATGAAAATACCGTGGAATAATAAATTTTTAGATGAATTTGAGAATCTTGCCGGTTTAACACTTGAAGAAACGCAAATTTTACGCACCCGAATAGCAGGATATACAAGAGTTAAGCAAGCTCAAACATTGCATATGTCGGAAAGCAAAGTAGACAGACTTATCAAAAAATGCAAAATAAAATATGACAAATATCAGCCATATTCTGATATTTTGCCAAAAAGAAAAGACCTTGATTTTTAGTCAAGGTCTTTTTGTATGTCTATAAGTTCTTCTATCGTGCAGCCCAAAGCCTGAGCAAGTTTGTAGACTGTTTCAGCCTGTGCTTTTTTTATATCCCTGTCCCCTTGCTCGTATTTCTGGAGCATTCGCAAAGATACTCCAGATGCCTTTGCAAGCTGGGATTGTGATAGTTTCTGTTGTGCTCTGATTTTTTTTAACTTATTCATTAATATTCAATCCAACTTGTATAATATCCAAACTTTCCATAGCTTATAGGGTCTTCTTCAAATACATCATCATTGTTTTCATCATATTCCACGCCCCACCATTTTCTTGTAGCAACGACAGAATCATTTTCGTCAAGTATATCAATGTTCTGTTGTGTGTAACAAACGTTTTTATCTGCTTCTGCTTTAGCTTCTGCAAGAGTTCCTTCAAACTCATCTGTTATTCCTGTGTTATAATCGATAGTGTATTTCATAATTTACCTCAATACTTTCTCCGCAGGATTACCGCCTGCGGTCGGTTTGTTTTGTTTTATGCTAAAACAATTGCGTTTCTTATAATTACTTCTCCAGGGTCATTTCCGCCCTGACAACCGTCACCGCCAATAAGGATACATTTGCATTTGTCATCATATTCATACATTTTGATTTCTTCAAGAATTTTATCAATTGTATTTTCTGTTATTTCCAAGCAGCAAGTACCTTCAAGTTCACCGTCATCATAGCAATCCATCTGTTCATCGTATAAGCTATCGATTTCTTCTTGGGTCATTGTCTGATAATACGTGAGATTTTCAGCGTCCTGCCACCACTGATGACTATTTTCACATTTATCACCTATTTTATAATTGTGATAATCGTATCTAAGACCAAATCTATCAAAATCATACTTTTCCTTTGCATTTTTAATTGCTTTTATAATATCCTGTTTTGTTATCATTTTAATTACCTCTTTGTTTTAAAATTTGGTTTAAGTCTTTCCTTAACCTGTGATTATATTATACACCCATAGGTGTATAAAGTCAATAGTTTTTGATGTGTTTTGTATACTTGCACAAAAATATTTTTGTAATTTGTGTAATATTATCAATTGTCGAAAAACTGACAGCTTTTTGACGGTCTTGGACAGCTTGAAAATAGTATACTATACTTATGATATATATTGACTATAACGCAAATCCGATGCACAGAAAAGTTGGTGATTGTACTGTAAGAGCAATTTCCAAGGCACTAAAACAGTCGTGGGAGCATACTTATACGGAGTTAGCAGTACAAGGCTTGCTTATGTATGATATGCCGTCATCTAATGCGGTATGGGGTGCATATCTCAAAAGCAAAGGATTTGTCAAAAAAGCTATAAACAAAGATAGATTATATACTATCATAGATTTTTGCAAAGATAATCCGCAAGGGGTTTACATAGTCGGGACAGGCACACATACCGTATGTGTTGAGGACGGCAAATATTATGATACGTGGGATTCCGGCGATGAAATCCCTATCTTATATTATATTAAGGAGTGATTCGGATGTTCGGCTACAATTATTATCAGCCGCCAATGCCTGATAATTTGCAAATGTACAGGAATCAGCAATTCCAGCAGCCAATACAGCAACCGCAGATGGCACAAAATCAGCCTACACAGCAAAATGGCGAAAGAATATGGGTGCAAGGCTTGGAAGGTGCAAAAGCATATATGATTATACCAGGGGCAGAAGCTGTTTTGTGGGATTCTGAAAAACCTTATATATACATTAAAACGGCTGATTTACAAGGCAGACCAAACTTGCAAATATTGAGCTACAACAAATCAGAACAAGCGGATAAAAGTCCAAAAGTACCTGACTTATCAAATGACTTTGTGACCAAAAAAGAATTTGAAGATTTTAAAAAACAGTTTGAAATGAAATCATCTGAAAAGGGAGCTGAAGAAAGTGATACCTAATATTAATCAATTTATGCAATTTATGCAGTCAATGAGAGGGCAAAATCCTGATAATATTTTAAAAAATATGCTTAATTCAGGCAAAATTAATCAATCACAATTAAATCAAGTACAGCAACAAGCTAAACAGATGGAATCAATGTTTTCCGGGTGCAAAAATATGTTTGGCTTTGGCAAGAAATAAAGGCTACAAATAGCTTTTATCATAAATTTATTATTATCAGAAAGGAGACATATATATGTCTATTACAACATCAGATATGACACCAGCAGACATTGCAGCAGTTACAGGCAATAATTGCAATAATGACAGTTGGGGCGGCTCTTGGTCGTCTTGGATTATCATCTTTTTAATTTTTGCAATGTTTGGTTGGGGTGGATTTGGCAACGGCTTTGGCGGTAATGGAGCAGGTACAGCAGACAATTATGTTTTAGCGTCTGACTTTGCAACATTACAGCGACAGATTGAATCCACTACATCATCACTTGAACGCAAAGGCGATGCTATAAACAGCGGTCTTTGTGACGGATTTTATGCGATGAACACATCACTTTTAAACGGTTTTGCAGGAACAAATAACGCTATCCAGACAAGTGGATATGAAACAAGAAATGCAATACAGCAGTCACAGATTACAGAAATGCAGAATGCTAATGCTATCCAGTCACAGCTTGCACAGTGTTGTTGTGACAACAAGGCAGCTATAGCAGATGTCAACTATAATATGGCGATGAATAGCAACGCCACTCAGAATGCTATCAATAACGGATTTTGTCAGACTAATTACAACAACATCAACAACACAAGAGATATTATTGATAATCAGAATACCAACACAAGAGCAATACTTGATGCACTTAATGCACAGCAGATTGCGGCAAAAGATGCACAGATTGCACAGCAGAATCAGGAAATATTTGGCTTGCAGCTTGCGGCATCTCAGCAGGCTCAGAACGGCTATTTGCTTTCACAGCTTAAGCAGTGCCCTGTCCCGGCTTATGTGGTCGCAAATCCTTATAGCTCCCCTTGCTGCAATGGTTTTAATACCTGTTGCAATAACTAAGGGGGTGCTATAATGGCACAATTTATAAGCACAACACCGCAGGAAATAACCGCAGTCGGCGGAAGTGTAGTCTTTAATTCAACTGCTGTTTGTGGTGATTGCAATATCAAGCATCGCAATGGGTCAGCATTGATTAAAGTAAGAGGTTCGGGCTGCTGTAGTAGAGCAAGATACAGAGTATCTTTCCACGGCAACGTAACAGGCACGGAAGCTGTCACACAGCTTGCATTGTATCAGGACGGCGAAATTCTGCCGGAAAGCCTTATGTCTGTAGTTCCTGCTGCTGCTGCCAATGTGTGGAGTGTTGACAGTGACACCGAGGTATATGTTGATTGTGGCTGCTCAACGTTGTCTGTAAGGTCTCTTACGGCAGGAGTAACAGTCAATACAGCGTCAATAATTATAACCAGAGTTGCGTAGGAGGTGGAAATATGAAAAAACTTGATGAAATCAGAGATGTTTTGTGTGAAGAACTTGATGGAATAGTTAAGGGTGGAAAACTGTCAGTAGGTGACTTAGATACACTCCATAAAATAACTGATACAATAAAAAACATCTATAAAATAGAAATGCTTGAAACGGAAGAATCATACGGAGATTGGGAAACTAAAGGCAATTATTCAAGGGATGAAATGCGTGCATTGCCTAATGTATCTTATGGCAGACATTGGGTAAGAGGACATTACTCGAGAGATGATTTTAAAAGTCATTCTGTCAGACGATTAAAAGAAATCGCTGAAATGGCTGACACAAACGAAAGAAGAGCAATTGAAAAAGCAATCGCTGAAATAGAAAGAATGTAGAATGATTAATATAAAAGATTTGGAAACTGCAATTGCAGAAACGGAGATGCTCCCTGAAAATTATCAAAAGTGTCAAAAATTAGCTGTTTTCTATTATTTATTGGATAGGCAAAACAAAAAAAGTATTGACATATCAAAAGTAAGGAAAACAAGTGAATTTTCAACACTTGTTGAAACTGTTGAAACAAATCATTTGTTTGATACAATTGATGAATTGCTTGAAGTATTAAAAGTAATGCACCCGAATCTTTATAACTCTTTTATCTCGAAACTAAAAAAGCAGGGCTAATGAATAGTCCTGCTTTTATTTTACCCTATTTTTTTATATCCAGTGTTTTGTTGATGATATAATCGCCTTTTGTCCAAATGTTATATTCTTCGACCGTTATATCAACAGGACTTTCGGTATCTTGCAAAATGTAGGCAATGCTTACTGTTGCAGTTGCTCCCTGCTGTATTTCCTTGCTGCTATTATTGTTTTCTTCTTTAACACCAAATGTCGTGCTGCTAAGTTCTATTCCGTTTTGGTACACTTTATCTGTAAATTCCCACATAAAAGCCGTTGGTGTGTCTTTTTTGTTTGTGTACTCATAGTAGACAACCAAAGCTGGCTTATTGTCATAGTCAGTACTTATCTCCCAATCAGTGACTTTTAAATCATAATCAACACTTGATGCAGCAGCTAAAAAGTCGCCTTCTGTTGTTTGCTCTTCTTGACTTGCCGGAGCCTCTTGTTTACTTGCAGTTTCATCGAAAGTAGAGCCTTCATCAGAATTAGAGTTCTCATCTGAACCAGCTTTTTTCACTGTTAATGTAGGAGTTCCTGATGTGTTATTGTTTTTATCTCTGTTTTTCGCATTGTTATATCCTGTACACATCGGGCAGAAAAATATAAAAAACAGAAACACAATGATTACCAGCAGAATTTTTGAAAGAGTAGAATTATTCCCAGTCTTTTTCCCACATCGTGGGCATTTCTTTTCGTTGTCATCCATACAATAACCACAGTTCTTACAATATTGCATTTTAATTTCATCTTCCTTTTTCAAAAAATAATGGTACAAAGGGCATACAAAAGGGCATAATTTTGATTTTATCAAAAACCACCCTTAAAAAATGCCTATTTTTGGAGCTGTTTAGCGGACTTGAACCGCCGACCTCTTCCTTACCAAGGAAGTAGAATGCTTTTTTATTATAGCTGTAAATAGGCTTAAATAGGGGGTAAATTTTCAAAAGTTAAAAAATAAAATGTTATTTAATATCATATAATAGTAAATATAGGGCATACAAAAGGGCATACAAAAGGGCATACAAAAGTTAAAATTTTGTAGCACTGCCTCTATGTGCATATCGTTCTTGCAGCATTTTGAGGTCTGAGTGCCCAAGAGCGGAAGCAACAGCAAAAAGATTTTTGTTACTGTTAACCCAAATAGTCGCCCTGGTGTGTCGGAGTTCATGAGGAGTTAATTTTTTGAATCCGTACTTACGGGCTATTATTTCCATAAAATCATTGTAGTTTCTGAACGTCCAATTATGTGGGCTGTAAAACGAACCGTTTGCATTTGCAATGATATATTTTGTATCAATCCTTTTTAACCTTTGTGCAGTGCCACGGCTAATGGAAATAACACGGTTTGAAAATTTATTTTTTGGCGGCACTATTTTTGTTGATACTTTGCATGTGTTTTTATCTTTGTAGTCTGCAACTGATTTGTTTATGGATATAGTGTTATTTTTAAAATCAATATCGTCACGTGTCAGAGCAAGGACTTCCCCTTTTCGCAAACCGTAGCCAAGCATCAATTCAATTGCCAAACCATCTTTTAACGGCTGATATTGCCTTGCATACCTTAATATTATATATGTTTCTTCTTTGGTGTATATTTGCTTTGTAGGCTCAACAAACCTATTTGACAGCCTTACAGTGTCACAGGGATTACGGCTTATAATATCATTATGCTTTGCAAATTGGAAAATAGCAGATAAAACCTGTTTATATTTTTTTACGGATTCAAGTCGACTTTTCTGAGGGTCAAACCTATCAAAAAAAGTCTGAATATCAATTGATTTTATATCCTGAATTTTAGCTTTGCCGAAATATGGCAGCAAATGCAGCCTGACGGCGGTTTCGTAGGTGTTATAAGTAACGTCACTTATAGATGACTTAACACTTTCAAGCCACATATAAGCACAATTTTTAAAATTGACAGAAATAGGATTTAGAGTTTCCCCAAGCTGGATTGATAATTGTTGTTTTACTATGTATTCTTCTGCTTTTCTCTGTGCATCAGCTTTTGATTTTTTGCTGTAGAAGACTTTTTTTATTGGTGTCCCATCAAATTTAGTGCTTATCGTCTTTTTGAAAGTATAATAGCCGCGAGAATTTGTATTCCCTTTCTTCTTTCTCCCCATTTTTACTTAAAATTCTTGGCTTTTGTATTATAATAGTAGTATAATTATAACTGGAAGTGTGGCATTGTTGGCTAAGACTTTTTTAAACCTCCTTTTTAAAATATACACATAACCGTTGAGAGACCACTCAACGGTTGAACTTTTATGAAAAAAGGCTGGATAAAATTCCAACCTTAAAATTCTTGGCTTTTGCAATTAAAGTAGAGTATAATAAAATATGTCTTATAGGCAGCAGTTTCTTCATTGAAAATTCCTTTTTTTAAATTTGATTTTTGCACTTATGCGATAGCATAGGTGCATTTTTTGTTTAAATGCCTCTATATAACATCATATACACTAATATTTTCACTTAATCGGCAAAAGTTTCTCTTGCCGATTGCTTTTTTATATGTTAAAATACTTCACATACTTCTTTTACAGGTCTATTAATTTTTTTCATGTAGTTTTCTATGTCAGTTTGCTTTTCTTTTATTTCGTTGAGGCTCATAATGATTTTGCGGTAATACACCGCATTACGTGCATCATTTGCAATTACATTATGCCCAACCAACTGGTCAATTGATGTTTCAAAAAAATCAGCAAATTCACAAAGTTGCTCAACTGACGGAGTTCTTGCATTTATTTCATACGAGCGGTATGTGCTTTCAGGCATTTGTAGAGCACTGCAAACATCCTTGACAGATAAATTTTGACTTAATCTAAGCTTTTTCAAGTTGTCACCAACACTAATATTTTTTCTATCCACCATCAAAAACACCTCATTTGTATAAAATGCTATGTTTCAACACATATATTTTGTACACTTTTCTTGAAAGAAAAATCGCATTTTGTATTGACAAGTATCGCACTTTGTGCTATAATATATACAGTCGATAAGACAAACAGAAATACCAATTAAAAATATATCAGGGCGAGGAATTGTACCCGTCCAAAGCTGCAAGACCTCTTGAATGCTCTGATATATAACGAAAACAAGCTTGCGACCAAACAAGCTAAGCATCTTAACAATTTAATAAGCGACCAAAC